GCAAACTCTCCGTTTCTGCCAAATGCAACACAGGAGATAAAATCTGCTGTCTGCTCATTTCCAGAATTGTCTCTTCTCTGGAATCTACGGTCAACTGCAAGTGTATATCTTGCGATTGCCAACGGTTCTGATGCCTGTGTGTATCTGATTTCCGGGTCACGGGTCAATCGGCCCATCAAAATTACTTTGTTCATGTTTAATACCTCCATCTCTAATATGTTAAATCATCATATTCATTTCCCTTGACAATGAAATCTTCTGCATACGTCATTTCGTATGAAATGCCTGTCTCTTTGCACTTGAACTCAAAACACGCTGCACTTGCAATCCACCGACACACATACCGCTTGCCGTTCTTATCTTCGCAAATATCGTGTTCATAGATAAGCTCTCCATCGGTGTCTCTGCATCCGGTGCATCGGCAAATCGTATCTTTGTCAATGATGTGCGCCATATCCATGAGAAGCTCCTTTGCAGACCGCATACATGCTCCCTCTGATTTCTCGATAATGAATACAAAATTGTCTTTCCAATCCTGTATCACAATGCCACCATATACCCATTCTTTATTGTCTGCATCAATGGCTTTGCACTGCATAGCATCCTGTTTCATTCCCATTTCATAATTCCTTTCACACCAACAATCTTGGCAATAATCGTTATCGCCATCGTGAATAAACTTTTCTGCATCGGTTGTTGTCTCACCGCATCTGTCACACTCAAACACGTAATAGTCATACTGCCTACCACAGTTAATGCATCCTTGCGGGCATCCGACACAATCATTTTCTTTCCATCTGCTCATCATCCCACCGCCTTGTCCTGAATAATCTTGCCCGGCTTAATGCGTGTAAGAAGTCCAAGCTCCAATCCGTTGTGCGGTCTCCACAGATGCAAACAATTTTCAAGCATGTTGACGTACTCGCTCTTTTTCGGCATGATCTGATATGCTTCCTCTTCATCGTTGAAAAACGCATCCTTCAACTCGCACATTGCATACCAATCCGGCAATCGACCGTTATACGTGCAGAAACTTACGTGTTCATAACCTCTCTCATTGTTAGAAAAAACAACGCTGCCCCTATACTTCCCGACCACAATTTCTGAGCTGTATGTGTTGATGTCAATTTTTTTTCACGAAAGAAAGCGTTTTCTTAATCTCTTCAATATCTTTCATGCTGTCACTCCTTTTCTTAAAACGGACACTCATTTGGGTTCCGAAGCAACCATTCCTTGCCCGGCTCTGCAACATCCACATTTGCCCCATAAGCAACTTTTTCCATTTTCTCGATAAAGCTATCGCTATCAGAATTTTCACTTGATAGATGGCACATTATGACGTTCTGCAAACTATCTGAATAGTTTGCCTTAACAAAATCACAAGCCGTGTCAATGCTTAAGTGACCTCTGAAAACGTGATTAGCTTTACTTGTGCCTCTGTCGATTAAATCCTTGTCATAATTCACACCCAAGAGAATGTGGTTTATGTCTTTAAACTTCCACTTGACAACCTCACAATCGGTTATGTAAAGCATTCTTCCCATCTCTGGGTGAGTTATCAAAAATCCATAACAAGGGCATTCGCTACCATCTGCATTTGTGTGTGTCCATCTATTGTCTGTTGTTGTCAATGGAAAATCTTTAACCTCAAATTCTCCGTATATTTTTGTGTAAAAATGCGGTTCAAATTTTTCATATGGTGCAAATGCAGGTATTCCCATTGACTCAAAATCGTTTAATGACTTGCTGTGGTCTAGAGGTGGGTGTGACTTATAATCACACCCTTTACCCCCCTTATGTTCCAATTCAATCCTTTCTTAATTTCCTTAATCGGTATTCCGCAATCAAGGATAAGCGTTTCTCCACTTTCGGAAGTTAATGTGTAGCAGTTCCCGGAACTTCCTGTTGCGATACATTTAAGTTTCATCATTTCACACCTACTGTCATAATCGCTGGATTTACAACTCCGTCTCCGTCATAGTCATACTCTTTGTTATGCCACTTTCTCAAATACTCTCCGTATTCCCAGCACTGTGAAAGAATACTAACTGCACATCCGTACATAAATCCCGTTATGCCCTCTGTGTCTGCTTCATGACTCAATCTGTCTGCATTATCAACAAAGCACTTCGTAACATCATTGCTCTTGCCAATTTCTGCTTCTAACAGTTCAGCCCACCTTTCAGCATAAGTGAAGCAAGCTCTGCTATATCCGTCACTATTCTTGTCGTACCAATCTTTGTATTCTTTCTCTTTGCCTTTGATAATCTTCATACTCACACCTCGATTTCATCATCTTGTGGAAACTGAAAAACTTTTGGAAGCACCCAATAGTTCGGCTGAACATAGCACCCGTTCACATGGTCATAACCACCGTCCAACTCCATTCTTGACAAATATGCTTCCCGTACCATTTTCATTACGGTTTCTGCCTTTTCAAGCGTCTCATATAGCCCCATGCATATAAAGTCATTACTTGAAACAGAGTCATACGCTTTTATAGCAACAGCTCTATCGTCATCGTAAATGCAAAGTAAAATGTTTTCATACGATACATCAATCGTTCCATCCTGTGAAATTACTCTCATCTTATCCCTCCTGCATGAACTCCGGCATTGCCTGCTGGCCATCCGGTTCTGTAACTGTTGTAGGTTCGTCAGGCTCGAAATCAATCGCATTCGCATTTTCTGCAATCTCCACTTCCGCCAACTTCTGCGGATCTGTCTCAATTTCCATGCCAGCCATGAACATGTTCTGCTGTGTCGGATTTTCAAAATCCAGTTCAATGTGCTTACAAAGTCTGTGAAGAACTGTCTTTTTATACATCTCGCCTGTAAAGTTCTTCCATGCTGGTGAATTGCTCGCCTTGCTCTGCTTTCTTGTGTTCTCCAAGTCTGCAAGGCTCATTGTGTCGTACTGCATACCGCCATCCACATATAAGCACACCGCAAACGCACCAATTATCTTTCCATCGTTAAACGCTTTTGGCTTAAAAACGAATGTCTGATTTCCACCCTCGATACTCTCTTCAAAAAGATCTCCTTCACGTACCAACTTTGCGTAAATATCTTTTACCGGGCGAATTGCGTATTTCTTTGCAAGCTTCTTTGCTCCACGATAATCTGTCTGGTAGTTAAGTTGATTGCCATACGGAACCAAATAGCACTCTTTCGAGTAGAAATCCAATCCCAAATATGCGCCCTTCATCAATCCACCAATAATCTGCGCCTGTCCGTACTTTGCAATGTTTGGATTGTCATTAAGAAGTGCAAGTGCGTTCTGTACAAATCTTTCCTTGTTGAAATCCTTTGGTAATGCATCCTGTACGTTTGTAAGTTCGTTTCTAAGGTTATCCGAAAATGTCAACTCTTTCTTTGGTTCTGTCTTTGCAATCTGTGTATTCTCTGCCATATTACTTTCCCTCCATATCCTTAATAATCAGTTCCTTGTCGTCAGTTCTACGAATAACAATCAACTGTGTGTCAATCTCCGGTATTCTCCATGCATCCAGGGATTCCGTATCGTCAATAATGATTGGCATTTCCACGTCATTCTTACGCTGGAATGCACGACAAATATCAATCTCTGTAAGCAACTTTGCGCCGTGGTTCATATTCCGGTTATATGGCTCTCCCTTATATATAAACTCGCAACACTCTTCTGTATCTCCGTTGATAAGCGGTCTGAATAACCGCACTTTGCAGAAATCCAAATACTGATTGACGCTTTCGGAAAGAATCTCATTTTTCTTTCTGTCAAGCTTCTTCAACAAATCAAGGATTGATTCCTGATCTGCGATCTTCTGCTGTGTGTCTCTCTGCTGTTCACGAAGCTGTGATATCTGATTGTCAATATAATCATTGACCGACGCCTTGCCGATTTTCTCCGCCACATCCAACAGATCGTGTCGCAGTTTTTTAAGTTCCTCTTTCAAAGAATCGGTCAAATTTGAACCAATCGCTTCCTTATTATAAAGAGCTTCTTTTTCGTCCAATTCCAACTTGACTTTCTTGTATTCGGAAGTGTTCGTAATATCAACGCACACCGGCATACCATCTATACGATTGTTCAGCGAATCATATTCGATCTGTAAATCTGATACCTTCTTGCCAAGTCGCTGTATTTGCTTCTCTGTCTGTTCGATTTCTGCCTTGCAGCGGTCAAGTTCCGATTTCTCGAAGTTCCCACTTGCAACAATGTTGTCAAGTCTCTGTTTCTTTGTCTCTTCGTACCTCTCCCGGATTTCACCTGCATTTTCCAGCTCTCTATGGCAAGCCGGACAAATCGTGTCATTCTCTCCGATTGTCTCTGCGTTGGTTCGCTTCCAATCTTCGGCATATTGCTCACGAAGAGCAATATGCCGCTTAAATTCCGCTTCAAGGCTCTCTTTCATGCGCAAACGATCGTTTTGCAGATTCTTCAGTGCAATCAATTTCTCGTTGACATCAAACGACTTCTGCGTAAGCTCCGCTCTAGTATCATCAAGGTTCCCGTTCGCCTTGTTTTGCAAGCCGGACAGTTCAAATTTAAGGTTCAAAATCTCCTGTCCTAATGCGTCATGTTCCGCCGATGCATCCTTGATTTTGGCGTTCACATCTTCAATCTTGGATTCAATATCTGACTTCATCGACTGCAACTGTGACACGTCAATATCCATCTTTTGCTTCATCAATTCGTCGATACGTGGTGCATATTCGTCTGCAATCTGTCTAAGTCCTTTAGACGATGATTTTCCACGTGAGCCATTCAGAGTGCGATTGCAACGCTCTTTCAGTTCCTTAATTGTTCCATCCGCAAGCATCGGTACAATAGGTGCAAACTGTTCATCTTCCTGTGCAATATCTAATGTCGTTTTATCTCCGAATGTCTTTTCCAAAACTGTTCTCTGATCTGCCGGAGACTTCTTCAACAGTGATTGCGCATTCAAGCAATACTGTAGCTTGTCAGCATCCAAAAACTCATCTTCAAGGAACTCTGCGTAGTCCTTAACCTTTTTGGGAACGTCATTGATGTACGAATCCGTGATATTCCCAGCGAAATCTCCGTTCTTGTCGATTCTCTCTCTGAATACTTTTTTCAGTTCTTTCTCTTTTCCATCTAGCTCAAACGTAACTTCACACGTTGTCTCGATTCCAGAATAATCATTTCCGGATTCATCATGCGGTCGGATTCCTGTGATTTCCTTGCCATTATCATCCCTGCAATTAAGCACATACTGCACAGCACGCTTAATTGTTGTCTTTCCGCATTCATTCACACCGCAAATCTCTGTTCTGTCGGAAATGTCTGCATCAACAGTATTCGCACCAAAGAATTTACCGAAATTCTGCAAAAAAATATGCTTAATTCTTATCTTTTTCATGTTGAATCTCCTTTCTCATAAGTTCGTCAATTCTGCTATACGTAAGGGTGTGTGAAACCTTGTCCAGCCGATCTCTGAATTTCTCGTCTATAATAGACTGTCCAAGAATCATCGACCCGATCAATCTTGTTGTAGTCTCGACATTTGCACCACCTCTTACCGCTCCGGCATAAAGTTTAAACATTGGGAAATCCTTAAATTCCTCTGCCAAGGTATCAACAGATGCGTTCTTCGTGTTCTTGACGTACTCAGCAAGTCCTTCCTCAAAAGATACATCCTCGTTTAGTTCATCTTCTAAGTGCAGTTTGTTCAAATCGAACATATTCTTTACTTCTCCCATTTCTTTTATTTCTCCCTTCCATTTTTCTATAAATTCTTAATGCTTTGTCGATTTTGTCATAGTTCCAATATCCATAGATCATAAGTACCATTCCGATAATTAAGATAATCTTCGGAACCAACTGAAACTCATCCGAAATCGAATATGCGCCCGCAAGTGCCATAATGCTTCCAGCAACCACGTATGGGTTGAATCTGCTCATTTTCTCGCCCTCCGAATGTAATTGTCAACGGTTACTCTTCTTCCTGTGTCCTTGTGAACCAAGAACAAATGGAACTCCGTTTCTCTTCTTACCATCCATTCATCTACGTTATAGCCTTGCGAATGAACGATTTCTTTCTGCGTTCTTGTAAGTTTCTTTGGCTGCTTCATTTATTCACACTCCTTAAATTCCCCGTCAACCAGCTTGTAAAACGTATTTTCCTTAATGCGTTCTCCGTCGACGTATTCAGTCTTTACGCACTTCGGAATCCATATATAGAATCCATTTTCGTTTTTCTCTCCTGTTTCAACCCACTCGGCAAGCGTTATCCAACTTCCGATTTTTGCTCTTGCGATAGAGTTGTAGCCAGCAGCCATAACTACTGAATTTTTTCCGATAGATGTAATCTGTGCGTAATCGCCGGAGCTTCCAATCTGTGCGTAATCGCCGGAGCTTCCAATCTGTGCGGAATAGCCGGAGCTTCCAATCTGTGCGTAATAGCCGGAGCTTCCAATCTTTGCGTAATCGCTGGAGCTTCCAATCTTTGCGTAATCGCCGGAGCTTCCAATCTGTGCGTAATTTTTTCCATTGTCGTAGTCCGTGCATTCTTCGGCATTTTCAATTCTTGTTTTCTCGATTGTAAAGTCGACGCAAGCTTTAACAAATCCTTTAAGCCCTAACTTCGCTCCAATGTGTAATTTGTTCGTTGCACTCTTGTTTCCATCTTTCTTTACTTCTCCGACGGCTTCAACTTCGGCAAAATCGGAAATATCTCCATCCTCATTTACAAGAGGATAATAATCAAGAACATCATACGGATTTTCGCAGAAATGCATCATTCCAGCTTCGCAAATCTCTGTTCCATCTTCTTCGTATGTCGTGTTTTCCTTGTATTGTTTTCCGCTGCACGTCATATCTTTGTTAAATCCCTTATACCCTTTAATCGTTTCTCCCATTTTCAATCTCCCTTCCTAAAAATTTATTCACAAAGTACAGCTGCCCTTTGCCCGAAACCTTAGTTGTGCGTGTAATTCTCACACTTCCATCCGGGTTTTGCACGTTGCTTTCTTTCACTTCGAACAATCCCTGTTCGACATATCTCTGCATCGGCATGTTTCGTGATGAACCGCTCTTACACAGATACCCATTGTTTCTCAACCATTCAAACAACCGCTTCTGCCCGATCTGATAACCATTCTGACAAATCAGTTTTGCCAAATCTCCGATAAGAATAGATGTCCGGCTTGTTGCCACCGCATCTGCAAATATCGCTTTCGGTTTCATCTGTTCAATTCTTGCCTGTTTCTGCTCGATAATCTTGTCTCTTTCGGCAATCTTGTTATGTGCCACAAGCAACGCCTTTGAAAGCAATTCATCGTCAGATAGTGTTTCTTGCCCGGCTATATAACCTCCATTTTTACGAATTGAAGGAAGAACCTCTGATGTTACCCAATCTGTAAAACGTTCTGCGGATTCTTTCCTGCTTTGAAAGATTGTCTTGTAAAGGTTTGCTTCACTGATAAATGTCATTTTCTGCATTCCACCCTTTGTAGGGGTATCCGCAGTATGGATACCCTTTTCGGATAACCTCTGCTTAACATTTCCTACATTAGATATTTCTAATGCTTTGCACACATCAGACAGGCAAAACATAGGTTCATTATTCGCTACTACTGTTCGAATTTCTCCAAATTCTTCATTATTAAAAATCTGTAATTCGTTCATGTTTCTCCTTTCTTGTGTTATAATTCCCTTATCAAGCAAGGGAAGGTGGTGCAATATGGATAGTAGTTGTTCTGAAACATTTGCGACATACGAAACTGTCAGCAAAGGAACGTATGTGTGTATGCAATGTGGCGGAGAAAACCAAAGTGGAATTATCACCATAAAGCATAGCGGCGAAATGTTGCCAGAATGCAAAGAGTGCGGATATACTACATGGCTTAAAGTAATGTAGGATTTTTGAACACTCTTTTTTCTTCTGCGAGCGTTTGGTCTGTAACCGCCAAGTTATCATCAACCAAATGCTCAACGAGGAACGTTCTTTTTACAACTCTTGTTCCATTTCCACATACTTGTGAAATGTGCAGATACATCTTTCCATCATTGCAAAACGGAACACAAAACATGCTATTCAAAAATTTCCATCTCACAAAGTGCTTGTTAAAAAATGCAACTGCTTGATTTTTAACCTTGCTCACTAAATAGCCTCCTTCCTGTAACTTTATAAGTTACTCTTTAGCAAAAAAAATATCCATCGGATTTGAAATGTTCAGTCTGTCTATCATAATCTGAATTTCGTCGCTTCCAAAAACGCCCTTCTGCATTCTGCTGTAAAATGTCTTTGGAGTTATCCCAATCATATTCGCAACATCTGCCTGCGTCTTTCCGTTTTCTGCTATGATTCCTCTAAGTTTTTTTGCGTTTACCATGTCTTATTGTCTCCTTCCTAACCTTCGTGGTAACTTTTTAGGTTACTATCATTATACAACATTTTTGTAACTTGTCAAGTTATTTTTTTCTTGACTTGTAACTTTTTTGTGTTATAATTGAATTACAAACAAAGGAAGGAGGATATACAAATGACAATAGGAGAAAGAATAAAAATGGCAAGGGAGAAAAACGGAATAGCGCAAACCGATCTCGCAATAAAGATCGGAGTAAGCAAACAGACATTATTCAAATATGAAAATGGAATTGTAACGAATATCCCAAGCGATAAGATTGAGGAGATCGCAAAAATCACTAATGTTTCTCCTGCTTACATCATGGGATGGGAAGATAATCTTAATAATGCAGATACAGATATTATAGCCGACATTTATTCTGATATGAATATGTTGGAAAGCGTAAAAAAACTTATAACTTTATCTAAAGAGCATAAGCAAACGATTTATGACAATATAGATTATCTTTACGAGAAAGAGGGGCACTAGATGCCCCATTTCTTTTTGAACGATTGAATCATTGAATATAAAAATTTTAGGAAAACTTCGTTTTCACATTTTGATATTTCTTCAACAACCTTTTCTTTGTAGCTACTCCCCATAGAAATGCCTCCTTTCTTGACAATTATACCACCGCTCTTATTTACAAAACAGACTGTTTTTGTCGTCAAACTTATAATATAATCGTCCATTATCGACAATCGGTAAAATTAGTGCTATAATGTGAAGAAATAAATACATGGAGGGATTTTTATGGATAACAACATGAACTATCAACAATTTCAACAACCAATCAAAAAGAAAAGGAATCCAATAGCAATAGTTTTAATTATTGTTTTGGCTTGCGGGAATATTGCTTTAGGAACTATTCTTTTCCTTAGCAATCAAAAATTAAATGACAAAATTGACGAGAAACAATCATCATGTGACAGCATTCAAAAACAATATGACAATTTGCTTTCCGAAAATCTTCAATTAGATACCGATTATGAAAAATTAAAAGAAGAAAACGAAGAATTGCAGGCTCAAATCGAAGAATTGACAAACCCAAAAACAGATTTAGAAGAATCAGAAGAAGCCGGGGAACTGTCTGACGAACTGAACACGTTTGTAAATTCAAATATGGAAGATGTCAGCATGTTTAGGTCGGACGTATCTTATGATGAAGTTGCAAGACATCCAAATGACTATGACGGGGAATTGTTGACATTTAGTGGAGAAGTAGCCCAGGTTATCGAGGGCGACGGAACAACAGAATTAAGAATTGCTGTCGATGGAGATTATGACGACATAATTTATGGAATTTACGATAACAGAATTTTAGATTCAAGATTACTTGAAGATGATAAAATACAGTTTTACGGAGAATCTTGCGGAATAATTAGTTATCAAAGCACTCTTGGAGCTACAATATCAATTCCGTCAATGTCAATTTATAAGATTGTAATAAAATAAAAAATAAGGCAGAGGTTTTTATCTCTGCCTTTGCTTTTACATATAGGGCGATAGCACTTAACTACCGCCCCGACCAGAATATTGAGGGGGATTCTGGTGTTCCTATTGGGAACATATTTATAATAGCACTGTTGCCTTAATATTTCTATTTAAATCGTGTCCAAAAGTTCGACAGACATCGACTTAATGAATTAAAGACATAAATGTATTATATCCAACAACTCCATCAACCGTAAGTTGATAATCTCGCTGATACTGTTTTACGGCTGCTTCAAGATTTGTTCCAAAAACACCAGGGCATTCAAGCTGGCAATCATATCCTTTAAGCATCAACAGAATTTGAACCGCAGTTACCATGTACTGTTTCTCTCCGCGCTTGACGTAATGACTTCCAAGGGCGGTTTTAGAACCATTTCCCCAAATACCATCAACCGCAATTCCTTTCTTGTAATCAAGATCGATTGCAGTCTGCAAAACCTTAATTCCGGCTTTGATTGTGTTGGCTCCTCGGATTCCATCAACAGAAATTTTGACAACAGCAAAATTATTTGCGTGTGTCTGTCCGTTTCTCACGATTGCATCTTTTCCCGGCACATTTGGAACTGGATTATTTTCCGGCTTGCTGACGTCAGCAGAAACAGAACCATTTGTAATATAGTCAAACGGATAATTCTTTCCCGGACACGCTGTCGAACCGACATCTCTGTGTCTAACAACTGTTGTGATTTTATATTTGTTCTTTAAGTAAGCGATAAGCTCCTTAATTGCATTTTTCTGTGCATCCGACATTGTTTCATTCTCGAAGTTTCCTTCTGCACAAATTCCGATTGAATTGTAGTTTGAACCGGAAGCGTGTGCGCCGATTGCGTATTCAGGTCGCCCACGATAAATTGAACCATCCTTGCGAACATAAAAGTGATATCCGATTCCAGACCATCCCTTAGCTTTGTGTACGTTGTGAACAGCTTCGACAGAGCCATTCATCGCCGCATGATGAAGAATAATTCTCTTTGTGCTTGATCTCTTTGATAAAGTTCCGAATTTTAAGTTTGTTTCAATAATGTTCATGGTTATTTACCTCCTAAAAATAAACATCAAAACAAGACCTACATATTCCATTAGGTCTAAAAAATTATATAAAGCCATTAGGCGATATATCGTTATGCTACTCCTTTATGTTCGATACTAGAACCTTGTAAAATTCTCCTAAAAAGTTTTTTAGGAATTATTATACGCCTGCTTGTCAAGCCCCGGTCAAAATAAACTAAACTCGAATAAGCAAGACAAAAACTGCTTTATATATAATGTCAAATATATGGAGTTTTTATCAATGCAGAACCGATCCGAAATCAAATGGAAAATATCAGATACCGAATCCTACTTAGTACAATTCCTAAATGATGGACATATAGGATATTTTCATAGTCAAGATGGAGAGCAAAATTGGCAAACAATATTTATGAAGTAATTGCATCATATATGTCAATCACGATTCCAACATTTGCTTTAGATGCTATTGTTTTAACCATTTTTTCGATAGATTGTTTACTCCATCTATCTCCAAAACGATTTGTGAATAAAACATTACTTGAATATTTTTTATTCATTATATATTCTTGCAAATAATACATGGCTTTTTCGGATAATTACTTTCCTATCCTTGTTTCCTTTCCCGTGAACCACGCACTCGCCACTCATAAAATCCACGTCGGATATGTTCAAATTTACAACCTCACTAACTCTCAACCCGTCGAAAGTAAAAATTCGATTAACGCTCTATCGCGTTTCGGATTCCTTGTTTTGATTGATGCGTTTTTAAGCATTTCGATCTCGCCATCAGAGAACGACTTCCGCACAGCCATTGTGCTTTTTATCTTTCCAATTCGTAGCATAGGGTTCTTTTCTATATACTCTTCCTTAGTTAGCCACGAAAAGAACGCTGATAGATTCCTCCGGCGGTTATCGACTGTTGCTTTTTCGACATTCCTAGTTGTCTGATACATCGCAAGGTGATATCTGATGTCATTTGTCTTGATATCCGGCAGCCGCTTCCCTATATCAGCTAAAAGCATATCTATAGCAAGCGCATATTGCTCAAGCGTACCTTCTGAATATTTTTTATTTACAAAGATAAACAATTTCAAAAGACCAAGGTTTACTATTAGTACCATCCACAGTAGAAAAGGAATCCCACCATACTTTTAGTTCTTTTCCATCTCTGTCCATACCAAATCTAAGTGTTTGATTACCTGAATTAGTTCTTTGAACTCCAAAATATTTTGCAGATGCTGGAAGGTTACTAACTATTACTGAATTATTATTAGTTCCAGGAGTTATTATTAAATCATAACAATATAAAATAACGACATTACCAAATCTTATATAATATGCGTCTCCTTTAGCTACATATGCAGATGATCCAAGAGTACCTTTTCCTTCAATATAATTAATTGCATAACCATTTACTGCACCTGCATTATTAGCATATCCTACAGCCATACTATTTCTAGGAATCCATTGTATAGGATTTGTTCCACCATCAGCACCTAAATAATAATTTTTATTTCCACTTGCTACATTTTGTACTTCACAATTACCTATATGTGTTGCTTGATACACAGTCTGCGAACCTATATTACTTGTCGTTATTGCGGTATCGGAATCTTGTTTATTCGAGTCTAGTGTACTTAACGCACCTGTGACAGTACCGTTGCCAATAGCGGAAATATCTGTCGTTCCCATCTTAGACAGCAACCATCGAACATTTTTGAAGATAGTAGACACTTTGCTAAGAATCGAAGCGTGTGTCTCTCCGCTTGTAAGAAGTGCCGGTGGTGTGGAATCTCCTGTCAATGAATCATTAGATGTGAATGTGACAGTGTTATCTTGGCTATCTCCATCTGTAGGTAACGCTCCTATGCTTGCGCATGTAATATTTACATTTCCACGCCCAAAAACTTTATCTTTCTCTCCTTTTACACCTGTTACAGGACTTCCGGCTAAGACATCCCATTTACCCGATTCTGTCTTATAAACATTGCTTCCGGCTGGCTCTGTATGCCCAATTCCCTCAACAAAATCAGATGTTGTTACAAACTCGTCGGAGATGTTATACATATCTCCGGCACTTGCAGATAATACAGACGGAAGATTTGCGAACGTTACAGTTCCCATTGGTCGCAATGCTCCGCTGAACGATTCAGAGATGGCTTTTGCCTGTTCATAATACTTCTTTGCGTTGGCTTCGGAAGTAGCGGCATTGGATGCACTTGTGGATGCCGCCGCCGCTTTAGATGTGGCTGTGGAAGCGCTATTGCCTGCCGATGTCGCACTTTGGGCGGCTTCACTCGCTTTGGTGTTTGCCGTTGACATACTTGTGGCGGCAGACGATGCGCTCTTGCTTGCATTACTCTCTGACGTTGCAGATTTGGTTGCAGATGCACTTGCTGACGATGCACTTGATTCCGCTTCACTCGCCTTGGTGCTTGCCGTACTCGCAGAATTAGCAGATGCGATCGCACTCTTGCTTGCCTGTTCACTGTAATATTTAGAGTTATCGGTATCTTCGCCATCACGAACACCTGAACCGCCGATAGCGTATGATTGTGATAACTTGGCATTGTCGTATGCAGAATTACTACTTGTCGTTGCTGAATTTGCCATGTTTGTTGCTTTGGCTGATTGTTCTGTTATCTTAGCAAGATAGCCTGTTTCAAGCATCGCATCAGTAATAGAACCATTCTTAATAAATGCAGAAATGGCTCCTGTTTTATCGTTAATCGAAAATGCGATTGTCGCAGAATCCTCGAACTCGTATTGTGTAATAAGCGCAGACATATCTACATATTGTTTAGAGCCATCTGTTAACGTAAGAACAAGTCTCTGATTTACATAATCGTAAGAAAAATTCACAGCAATTTTTTCTAGGTTTGTATCATAATCTACATGTGAACCGTTCTTGTACGTTACAGTAATAACGCCTGTATTACTATTTAATGACACATCTGCAACCATGTCATTTACGACTTGCATATCTGCCTTAACGGTGTCAAGCGTTATTATTCTATCATCTAGCTTGTCGATTGCACTATCACCAGCATTTAGGTTTGTTGCGTTCAATGGTGTGTTTGTGCTTGGTCGATTCAACCAATTTATTCTATTGAATATCTTACTCCATCCTTGTGACATAGCTATCTACCTCCTAACTTCTTCTCTAACTCTGCAATTCTTTCGTTTTGCGATTGCACCGTTGCTACAAGGTCGGCGATCAGTTCCTCATATCGAATTGCCTTACCACCATTTTCCCCTGTGTCAATATTTGCGTCGCAGTAAACTCCCCAATCGCTCTGCATAGAATCGTGAAGCTCCTGTGCGATAAATCCGTGATGCAGGCGATCAGATGTGCCATCTTTATACTTGTACTCAACGGGATTCAAGGCATAAATAAAGTCACTAGAATTTTTTGTGTCTAGTGACTGAATATTTATCTTGATGCTTTTGTCTGAGGCAATAACCGGCGAAGATCCCAAATATGCAGTTCCGCTCGTAAAGAAACCAGCCGTTTCCACTTTAGCATAATCTCCGGTTTTTGGGTATCCATCTTCATATACTCCAACGCTCGTCGGTGTAATTATCGTGTGCCTTAATTTTGCTCCAAGAATAGATATTAACTCCTGCATAATTAAATAACCGACATTGTCTTCATATCCTTCTGCTGACAATCTCATTTCTGAATACTTTTGTCCATTGTAATAAAATTCACTCTTAAATGTTTTTGCATTGATGTCGCCTTCGATGTTTGCGTCATTGCAAGTCATTTTTCCTTCTTTTGTCACACTAAAATTGTCAGAAGTTATTGCAATATTCTTACCTGTAAGATTGATTGTTCCTCCGGACAGAAGATTGATTACATCACTTGCAGACAGATTTATATTATCTGCGTCAACCTTAAATTCCGTTCCGCTACCTGTATCTCCAATCAGTGATACTTGAACAATTTTGTCCGTTGCAGAATCCACGCGAAGCACAATCTGCTGTTCAGTTTGTTCAATTCGTGTAGACAGTTCGTTTTCTGCGTCCGTTGCGCGCTTAACTTCCGATTTCAAACCTTTCTCTGTGACTTGTACGGATGTCTTAACTCTCTCTGTCGTTTTATTCAGGCGTTGAAGTTGTGCGGTCACACCGTTCATATCGTTTTCAAGCATTTCTTTACCTTTACAGATATAAGCATCTCGAAGCGCCTTAATTCCTGTTAAATCACGTTGAAAAACGTATGCTTCAAAACCATATCCATTGACTTCTCCGCTTATAAAATCTCCACATTCAACGTATGGTTGACCTTTTATCTTTGACGAATTGATTGGTCGGTAAGATATAGACGAAATCTTACTCAACAAAGCATTCGCAAGTGCTGTAATCGTTTCGTGTGTCTGCCCAATAATCACGAAGTTATCTTGCACGTAATAAGGATTTTGATTGTACTCTGTCAATACCTGTGCGCCCTCTGAATCAACGATTATTACTCCGTCGATATTTGATGTGAAAAAGTCCTCAACAAGCGGATGCTCATACATAAGTGACGTAGAAATATTGAATGAATTTTCACTATCTCCACTTCCGGCAGATGGGTATAAGTCGTTTGCCGGGAATAAATCATCAGCCGGCAACAACATAGAAGATTCAAGTGACAAATAATCAAGCTTGCCATATCTATCCATCCGACCAAACACACCGCTAATTTCACATATCTGTTTCATCAGAGAAAGTCCGTTGATTCCGTTTGACGAATCAAGCTCTTTGGTAAGCATTACATTATCTGCAATCAGCGTGACATCGTTCTGCTCCACTCCGACATAATTGCAAAGGCTATCCCTAAAATTCTTAACGCTGATAGGAAATGTAAGGCTGTCATACCAATCTTTAACATCAACATCGAAATACCGCATTTTATCGTATGCGGTCAGTTTCTTATAGTCTTTGCCAGCATATTTCTCAATCGTTTCCACGTAGAACACGCCCAACGGAATCTCTGTTTTTTTGGTGATAAGTACCGGCTCGATTTCATATCCTTTAATTCCGCTATTCAAATTGAATACTGTCAATTCAAAGCTGGATGCATTACAACCGCCAAATTTCAACTGTTCTTCTTCACAAATTGATTCGTGCAATGTCATTTGCTCTGAAAGCACGTCCAAACCCTTAATCGTTGGAAATGCATTATCCTTAAACCGCACTTCTAATTCGATCGGCGTTCCATCTTCGATATATAATTTTTTAATATCTTCCGAAATCTTAATCATACTGTTTTTACTCCATAAGAAATCCATGCCATTCTTGTTGATAGATACTTGATTTCCTTTTCATCAGCAAAGTACATAGTTGGTTCAAAATCAGCCATGTACATATCACTTGTCACATACTTATCCAATTCAGGCACATAAACTTCAACACTTGCTTTTTTCTCAACTGCATTTGTATAGTTGGCTTGAATATTTGCAAAAATGCTTGACACCTGCGTATTATCAAGCATATTTCGTGTCTCAAATTCAACTTTCGGTGCAGTATTTTCCAAAGCCGTTCTATGTAAAATTCCATTTACATCACGTGTTGAATCCAAGTCTTGTCCGTAATTCGTTGCCTTGTAGCTTTCTGCCTTAATCATCGAAAGCGGAAATATGTAATTGCCAATTTTTATCAAATAACCTTTATATGCCATATAAAAACCTCACATAAAAAGGGCAGACACATTTACGTGCCTACCCTATAAATTCTTAATATAACAATGGGTTTGTACCTGTCCGGTTGTACGCTTGCCGGTTCGACCTCTTAACGCTCTCGAATATATCATTTGATGATATTCCTGTATCTTTTGCAAGAAGTTGTCTAAGCAAGTCATTCTGCTCACGCAATAACCGGTTCTGATCTGCCTGTGACATTGACATTCCATCTACAATTCCGCTTGCAATGTCTGTTGACATCCGACCGGTATCAATAACTGTCGACGTGCTTGTTGCCACATCTGTGTTGATTGATGATGCAATATCCGCTGACATATCAGCTAAATCTTGCAATGGGTCTGTAAACTGCAAGGATGTGTTGAATGCAGATGTCAAATCTGTAGCCATTCCGCTTGCATCACTTAACAACTTAGGCATGGCACTTTCCATACCCAAACCGATGCCGGGTGGCAAGAATTGACCGATTTCTTTATTCCATAATCGAGACGGAGAATGAATACCAAACGCACGTTTTAATGCGGATGTCAATCCTCTTGCAAGAGAAACTATGCCTCCAATAAGTCCATATTGTCCTCGACTATTCCACTTGTCAGACAATCCAATTCTAAGTCCATCTACAAGATTCGAGCCGGCTACCCCCCAAGGACTTTTTTCATCTTCTACTTTTTTCTTTGCTTTCCATAAATTTGAACCGGTGTCAGATATAACTCCGCCCCATTGATTATTTGCTCCACCGCGAAGTCCGGCTAAAGCACCGACAAATGCGTTAGTCACGTTCTTACCGCCGCTTGATGAATCCGCTTTCATCTTGGCAAATTTCTGTGCCATATCGGTTGCCATGCCATTAAGAGTTGTGCCAGAACCATTTTTCATGCCTGTAATTGCATTTATCACAGATGTTGACATTCCACCGGCTTTTGCGATTGCGTCAGACGACATACTGGAAAATGCACCAATTACAGATGCCGACAAAGTATTAGAAGCACTTGTTCCTCCGGTACTCATGGCGTTAAACTTTCCGATTACATTATTATGCATTGCAAGTGCATAATTTCCGACCGACGACGACATATTTGACATGCTTCTTGTCGTGTTCTGCGACATTTGAGACATCGTAGAACTTGTTGTGTTTTTCGTGTTATTCAAACGTTCTGTAAGTTCTTGATATGCACGAATAACAGGCGTTTTATTTTGCTCTACATTCTGTTTATACTTGTCGCCATAATTTGACATATTAGACAAGTGAGTTTTTGTCTTGTTATCCGTGTCATTTAAGCTTTTTGTCAGATTCTCGTATGCACGAATTATAGTTCCGGTATTTTTGTACTCGCCCGTCTTGTACTTGTCGCCATAGTTAGACATCTGCTTTGCGGTTTTTTTGTACTGATTGCCATAATGGTAAAGTTCGTCCGCTGCTTTTCCTGTTACAGTGTTTGTATTCTTTGTCTCGTCTCCGATTCTACGCATTGTAGGTGGAATCTTTGCGCCCAATTTTTCTGCTGTATCAAGTGCTTTTGCAAATGCATCTACACTATTCATACCGCGATTCATGTTTGTTTCCCACGCATCCGCAACAGCTGCAGCATTTTTTTGAGCTGTTTCCGTTCTTTGATTATTGAATAATTCCAAAGCTCGATTATACACAGACACGTAATCTGTGTCGTTTGTGTCTGTTGGGTCGGATGGGTCTAACGATCCTATATTTTTTACATAATCTATTGTTTTTTCTACCGCAGAATCAATCTGCTTGTGAAATTGTTCGTATATCTTTTGCCCGATTTTATATCCGATGATTGCCGCGCTTATTCCGGCAAATAAAGTTGTGCATAAAGCCGCTCCAATTTCATATGCAGTTCCGGCGCCGAATAAAACCGACACATTTGTCGTCATTCCTGTCCACGCAGTCCCCAAAAGTCCTTTTATAGAACCTTGGATTGCGCTTATTGTGCTTGTTGAAGCTGCCGCACTTGCCGCTGCGCTTGTCGCACCACCTGTAATAGCTCCTTTAATTGCATTTATTGCAACATCCGATAATTTAACCACTCCAATAGCAAGAGACAAAGAACCGATAGTAATTCCTATTGCTTTTGGAATACTAATATTTTCCTCTTTATCGACAAGCCACTTTGCAACTACATCTGCAAACTTACTGAACGGTGTATTTTCGTACAGCCAATTTCCAACCTTAAATCCAATTACCGCTGTTGTAATTGAGATAGAAATTGCTTTGCTAAGAGGAATGGTTTTATCGCCAATTCCTGTTGATATTTCCTTTGCAAGCAAATTCTTTAACACGCCTGTGGCAATCTCTTTACCGCCATGCATCCATTTAAAAGCACCGATGGCAATTACAACCGTATCAAGGTCTAATTCGGTAAGGAAATCAACACCACCTTTTAATACATCCGACCATGATATATTTTTTAAGGCAGTAAATATTGTATCTTCGATTCCATCTACCCAACCATTGATAGCCTTTGCAAACTTCTTAAAATCAAAGTTTTGGAAAAATCCGTTTATTCCATACGCAATGGACAACCCAAGGTCGTCAAAATCAAAGTTATCTGTAAAACTAAGCGATGCAGTAATTGCAGTATTTAATGAATTTGCAATAGTTTTTCCTGTTGCATAGAAAAGTTGTGGAGATATAAGGCCTGTTAAAAAGTCCGCCAATCCTTTACCGAAATTCTCCGCACCCTTGTAAGCACTATCCCAATCAATGCTTTCAAGTTCTTTCGTCAGATTTATTCCGATGTATTCTCCGAGTCCTCTAAGGTTAGAAATGGCACTCTTGTAAAGTCCCTCTGTCTCTGTGACATTAAACTTCATTCCACCACTTGAACCACCGGAAGATGCACCGCCACTACCACCAGAGCCACCACTACCGCCGGAACTATCGTTAGGCGTATTCAGTACATTCAGTTCATCAAAGCCTTGTAACTGTTGCTTTAACTTCTTGGCATTATCAGCCGCTTTTCCTGTTCCGGATGCAAGATCGTCCGCACCTGTTGCCGCATTCTCGAAATCATCTGCAAGCGCACCACGCTGGATTTCCAATTTCCATCCAAATATTGCTCCTAAAGCGTTGACTATATTCTCTGAAAAATTGATAACCGCGTCCAAGCCTTTATTAAGTGCTTGAAGAAGCGGTTTAAGCATATTGATGCCGGCATTACCCCATATCGCGCCAAGTCGCGTGAAATTCTCTCCAAGTAATCTCACTTGATTGTTCCACGTATCAGCGGTTCTTGCGAAATCGCCTTGCGCCATGGTAGTCTGCGACATAACGTACTGATAGCGAAGCATCGTCTTTTCAGCCTGCGACATCGAATCAATGTTTGCGTTCATGCCATTATTCAACGCCCATTGCTTCAACGTAGCCTGTGTAAGATCAAGACCATATTTACGGAGTGGCATAACCATGCCCGTGTACACAGCTTGTAAATCTTCCGCAACGTCTGCTTGCGACTTATCATAGAACGATGCAATATCTCCAGCCAACTTAGTCAGATTCAGAGATACATCTGCCATATCATCAGATGCTTGCACATATCCATCTGTGGACTTTGCAAGGAAGTTGTTCGCATCTCCGACTTGCTTTGCGGTGATGCCCATAGCAAGACCCATTGATTGATATGTTGATGCATATTTTTTGAATGACAATTCGGACATTCCAAGCGTATAAATCGCATTCTTAGCCTGTTCTTCGACTTTATCCATAGATGGTCCGAAACTGTGCGATACTACGTTCTGAACCTCCGTCAAAGCTCCACTTATATCTATTGCTTTACGGAATACTCCTAACGCTCTGAATAATATCCAATATGTCGCATATACTTTACCTATTGCAGATGCAAGGTTGAATGAATGCTTCGATGCTTTCTTTGCTGAATTTCCCCAGCTATTTAGCGATGATGTAAGTCCACGTGTCACACTTCCGACACGATTACCGTTTGATGCAAGCTGTCCGATCGCCTGTGTCATTTGGATAATGTTTGCATTAACTGTCGGTGCGGTTGACATTGTTTGCATAAACCGCTTCAATGCTTCCGCAAGTGCATCAAGATTTGCGGCGGTCTGTGCGGTTCTGTTTCCGGCAGATGCAAGAAGTCCTAACGCCGATGCAAACTGTATTGTATTCTCTGATACAACTCCAGCCTTTGACAGCGAATTTATCAGACGTTTAAGGTTTGCTCCTAAGAGCGGTAATGCTGTGCTTGTTGCCTGTGCATTTGCTCCGGCACTTGCTAATCTCGACACCGCATTTACGACTTGGATTGTGTTACTTGCAACACTTTTAGAATTACTTAGCGCGGATGTAAGTTGATTTATGTTCGCCCCTAACTGTGCAAAATTCACGGAGTTAAGACCGCTCACATTTGAATTTGACAACCTTGTAATTGAATTTATAAAATTCACAAGACCTTTGTTGTCAAAATTCAAACCGCTAAGCGTTGCAATTCCACTTGCAAGCGGTGTCAACGTGCTTGATAACTGCGATAGCTTTGTTCCATCCACCGCTTCAAATTTCTGTATACCCTTGGCAATTCGTGTAAAATCAGACAGTTTTACGCCCTGAAAACTCTGCATTGCGCCACTAAGGATATTCACACCGCTTGCCAGCTTTTGAAGTCCTTTAGTATCTACGCCGCCCAATGACTTAGACAGAACACCCAATTTATTTATGAGTTTGTCAATATCGTTATACGCTTTCTGCGCTTCCGCTCCGATTTTAAGTTGAAGGCTATCAATTTCCGTTGCCACGATCACACCAACTTTCTGTCACATAGTAAAAAAGACGGCACAAACCTATGTTGTACCGTCTGTATTGTTCTTATTTTTTGGATGCTCCAATTCATAATTTGCCTGCATAGCAAGAAGTCCAGCCAGAAACGCTTCGCGTTGCTTTTGCAAATCTTCTTCTCGCGTTTCCATAGCCAAGATAACAGGTTTTTTCATATATTTTCCTTTTGGATTTTTTGCGAAGTTTGCTTCGATTGCAACCGCAACTGCGGACATAGTATACTGACCGTTCATCCAATTAAGAGCATCTATCTGTTTGATTTTTTGCTTATATCCGTCTCTTACATATTCCAGCTTACGCGGATTCATATGCTTAAATTCTTCATACGAAATTCCCATAGAATATGCCGAAGGAAAGAAACCCTTCCATATTACTTCGCGGACGCTTTGGAACTCTTCTTGTGGTCTTGTGGCACTACCTTCTGTGTCTGTTCCGCATTCTCTTCCTGCTCCATTGCCTGATTCATGGTCTCGATCATTTTCTCGATTCCACTCATCACGAAAAAACCATCATCCTCCATGCATGGCATCAACACTTCGTTGTACACGTCCGTGAAAGATTTCTTTTCCTGCTTCATATATTTCTTTAACAGAGCTTTTGCTTCATCCATAGAAACCGGGTTATGTTCCAAGCATCCTGCATAAATAGCAAGCACGCAAATCTTAGGAATTGTGGCAAGCATCTCACTTGTTCCATCAAGCATTGCCACCGCAATATTGTTTCCTGCCTGTGCCGACCGTGCAACATAAAGACCGGATTTAACCTCAAACATTTTCTGCACAGGGTCACCCAATTCTACTGCATCGAAACCAAACTCTAACTTATATTCTTTTCCATCAACTGTAATTGTTTTCATAATTAAATACCTTTTACCTTTCCTCCTATGTCTTTCACATAGGAAAGGGGCAGACCGAAGTCCGCCCTTTCTGTGCAATGTTTAATTATTCATCAACATACGATGAATAGCTGTTTACCGCATTCGATTCTTCGTCACTCATCACTGCGGTATCAGAATCTAACGAGTGACTAACTATTCCCCCGGTGTAAATGCCACGGATTCGTCCATTCCCTTATACTCTTCAATCGTAAGATTCATCTCGATTGTAAGCAATTCGTTCTGTCCGATTTCCGGCTGTGGAATCTGCTCCGGTGGCTGTGCTACAACAAAGAACGACTTCTCAATTCCCGGAATGATCGTCTCAAACCACATTCTCTTTCCACCAGACAATGCCTTGTACTCTGTGATAAGAGCCTGCCATTCTGCGATTGTCTCCGCCGTAAAGTTTACTGTTACAGGGAATGAACCACCTGTGTCAGCACGTCCTTTAACGTATCTTGTTGTTGTATCTTCCAACGCAGATGCATCAATCTGTTCCGGGTCGATCGTGATTCCACCCAATGCGTTGATACGTGTCAACTGCTTAAAGGATGTTGGTTTTGTTCCGGCGGTTGCTTCTGTACCATAGCCGAATGTAATTTCAAGTGTTGAAATACCTGCTGCTGCCATCTTCTTTTACCTCCTTAAAAATATGCATAAAAAAAGAACCCGAAAACAGGTTCTTAAATTATTTATCCATCAATCTATCATTTGCTCCGAGTATTCTTCTAAATCTCGCAACGCTTCTGTATACTGTTCCGTCAGACTTAAATTCCGGCATTGACGTTACTTCAAACCTCATTGTCTTAAATACGTCTGCGACTATTGCAAGCATAAGCTTCGCATCATACTGTGATGTGTTCGTGAACGTTTGAACCTCAAACGTGGTTAAAACACCATTGATATTTTGACCGTCTAGCGTCCGACCTTGCTCTGTTCCTGGCAATTCGTGAACGTATATAGTCGGAAATGTTGGTTTTGACAATCTGCTTTCGAGATTGGTGATCGTAACACCTTGTTGCCACTTCATACTTGGAAATTTCTTTCTTAAATTCGTGATAGCGTATGAGTTGAGAATACCTAAAACTTTTGTTTCATTTTCGTACGCCCATGTATTATCAACCATTCTTGAATACCTCTTTTACAGTTTTCTCAACCAATTTCATAAGTTGAAGCGATGTGTAATACATAAAAGGTCTGCTTGGCATACCCTTTGTGATATGCAGTTTCCCATCATCGCCGATATAAGTCCAATAATATTCCCCAGCCTTAACAAACGTATCTCCATTTATAGATATGTCTTGCGTAGCCTGTCTAATTGTCTTACCACTTGCATAGTCCCACGTTACGCCGTCCGGAAATTCTCCCGGATAAGGATGCTCTTGACCAACAATTCCGGTTCCGAACTCAACCATCAACGCATGATCCGTACCAGCCACAACCGCCCATACACCGCCACCCTTGACACTTCCAACATATTCAGAGTGAATGCTTTTAATCAAATCTTGATTAAATATCGCATCAAGGTCTGCAATCTGTACTCTCGCAATCTCTACGCCTTTTTCAGCCAACTTTTGAGCCACCATCTGACATTTATACGTCAAACTATCTTGATACGCTCTAAGCTGTTTTATCGCGTTCTGTATGCTAGATTGAGACAGACAATTCATACTGATTGTCTTTTTTCTTGCCATGCCATCACCTACTCTGCGTTTTTTACGTTCTTACGCAACAGATAAAGGTCAACCGTCAATCCTTCATCCGCTACGCCCTTGACGATGTAATCTGCCGACGTTGAATCAATGATTGTCTTGTTGTTGTCCTTATATCCAACTTCCGAACGCTTCCATATCAGCGCACCTTCCACAAGCGAAAATGCGTTTTTGTCTGTAACAAGTTGTGCATAATTGGTTGAATCATCTATTCCAAACTCTTTAGCTGTTGCTTCGCTTAGCTTGTTACTTATGGATGAATAAAAAATAACAGGCTCCGTATATGCTTCAATCGGTTCTCCTGTTACTTCTGGTATCTTATTGCCATCTTCATCCAAATATGGAATAAATGTGCCATCATCGTCCGTATAGCCGGTATATATGATATTCCCATCATCGTCACGTCTGTACTGCGGTTGCAATCCAAGGCTAAGTGAATACTTCATCTTCTGCTTGTTGATTTCCAACGACATTTACTTCACATCCTTACCAAACCGCTTCCACAATTCAGATAGCTTTTCCCATCCAAACATAGCGACAAACGCCACAATGAATCCAGCAATAACGGATGCAACGATCATATACCATAGCATTTCAGCTTTGATATACTGCATATAAGCGATGAACGCTGTTACAGTAAGAGCGATTGAAAGCACAAATACAACCAAGTCCGTCGGAACATTCTTGAAAATGCCCTTAATTACCTGTGTAATTACAGACACAATAAATGCCAAACCTCCAACCACAGCAAGTAAAATAGTTGCGTTGCTTAATAATTCCTGCATTATTCTTTACCTCCGTTCTTTAAGTGTATTTGCTTAATTTCCTCATACATTTTTGTTATCATTCCGTTTCCGCCAAGAGCGTGATAAGCGTCGTACATTTCAGAGAAATTCTGATATGCGTAAGATGGTATCTCTCCCAGCGAAACGTATTTATCGTGGTACTCTATAAGCTGCACACGCAAAAGTAACATTGTTCCTTTGCTGTTTGCATCCTTATCTTTCTTTTGTTGCTTTAGAAGCCAGACAATATATCCGAGCATTATCGGAAGAACGACTGTATATGTCTGTAACAAAAACTCTTTCATTCTGTAGCTCCTATTTTCTTTTAGTTGATGTGCCGCCCACCACCCTTGATGCACACCGCCTGCTACCGCATCTGCACTGCAAACACAATAACGCACAATCTTCTTTTATAATGCCTTTACAAACGGATATACACCCACAAACAAGCTGTCTCTATCTCTCCAATGGCGTGATACTCCATTTTCTGAATAGCTTGTCATGTAGTTCTCGCCAGCTTGTGAATAGTCGTACACAACAAGGTTTACTATGACACCCTCAAAAAAGTTCATATCTTCTTCAATCATTTCCTGTGTGTAAGAATCCGGGTAGCACCGCTTTGCAATAACATCTTTTTTTGCTTGCTCAATTAGTTGTTCAATAATCGGATTGTTTTCGATTTCATCAAACACAACAACATCTTTTCCGTCAGCTTTCTCCATATGAAATTGTTTCAATCGAATTTTGACTTGTTCTAATGTTGTCATATTTATTCTCCTATAAGCCCAAAACGCTAATCAAACAATCTTTCAGCTCTTCGCCTGTTTTTTCTTCTGCATCTTCAATTCCGTATTCAGAAGCAAGTTCTCTAAGATTTCCAACAGGCATACGCTTAATTTCTGTCTTTGTAAAATTTTTTGACGGCGGCGTCATAAAGTCAGAAGTATCAGAGGAAGTGTTTTTATCCACTTCCTCTTCAATCTCATCTCCAGCTTGATACCACACGCCATTATATTTAATGCCGTATTCAGCGATCATAGGCTACTCCTTAACCTTCATTACAAGCACGCTATCCATTCCCTCAAATGTAGGCAGACCAATCATAGATACTACGCAATGAGTATTGATTGGATGATTTGTTGCGTATGTGTAAACAGATACACCTGTCTCGACAATAGACAGATTTCCGTCCGTGAGACTTCCGCTTCTCTCTTCTGGTGTCTTACCAAATACATAATCGCCAAGGAAAACGCCTGCTGTCTGTGCAGATACAATTCCTGTTGGCACAAAATACTTGGTTGTTCCGGTTTCATCAATATACAGTTTGTCGTATACCTCAATCTCGATTCCGTATCCACGAAGATACTCTGTAACCTGTGCCTGCTGCAATCTGATACCGCCATTATAAGCTGTGATACCAAGCACCTGTTTCTTTGTGTCCTCTGCCTTGAGTACCATCTCCCATGTCTCGGTGTTCATGGTGAATCTTGTCAGAGAATAGCCTGTAGCCTTTGCGAAATCTCTACGTGCTGTAATCAGATCATCAAGAGGTGCCGCTGTTGAAGGCTTATCCCATGTGCTTGTTCCTGTAATAGCCTTGAAGTGATTTTGTTTATGTTCTGCTCCTTCATCCGATGTATAATCAACATAATATGGCTTGTTGTCGATAACGACCTTTACTCTTGGAATACCATCTTCCGGTGCAAGCAACTGCCAAATCTGTCTCTCTGGTACAACAAGCGCACCCTCGATGAGGTTCATAGGTTTCTTGCTGATTTCTCTAAGGACATCATTTGCAAGGCTTGAATTTTCTGCGCTTCTGTAGTTATCGTAGTCCTGCTCTTCTCTCTCGGTAACCATATATGATTCCCGGTAAAAAGGCATTTCATTTTGAATGTCAGAGAAACCTCCAACATCTCTCAACTCTGCCTGTGCATCAAAGTTTGATGCCTTTAATGAAACCGGAAGTCCGTTCTTTCCCTTAATGAATCTAAGAGAAAGAGAACTCTGCTTTCTCGTTCCAAACTTCTGTCTGCCAAGATAAGGGGCAGAACCTAATGTCTTTTGGTAATTGTCCCACATCACGCCGAGGCTTCTCGCTGTAAATGCTTCTGATAATGGTAATGCCATGTTCTTCTACCTCCTAAACACTTTCTGTTGTAGCTTTAATTGCCGGCGCACCATAGAATGTTACTCTTGGTGTTGCCGATCTTGCCTTGTCTGTAATTGAAAGTCCTGTAACCTTAGTCCAGTCAATCGTTCCTTGATATACGTATGTTCCTGGGGCATCTCCCTGTGTAACATCAACGTCGTGGAGTAAATACCCAACGCAGTTTTCGTCGTTACTTGGAAACGGCGTGCCAGCTTTTACAATTTTTCTTCCGTTTTCGTCTGGACTTGATACGGATGCCTGTGTTACAAGGCACGCTGCGCCTTCATACGGAAAAAACTTCAAAATTCCTTTTTCCTGAGAAAAATCTCTTACGATTGGTTTTCCCATCGTCTCTACCTCCTGTTAAATCACATAACTGTTTTTTGCCTCTGAATTAGATGCTGGATTGCCGAAAGTGATTTTTTCAGCATTCTCAACATCTGCTGTCTTATCTTTATCTTTGCCACCAGCACTTCCACCGCCCGGAACATCTTGATGCTTAGCAATCTCCTGTTCCTTAGCCTGTGCCGCAGCTGTTTCTTTCTCGGACATAATCTTTCCAAGAGATTCATAATCAAGGCTTCCATCGTCCTTGACTACTGTCTTTGCCTGCTCAGCCGTAATCTTGAAGTTAGTCATGGCGGCTTCTCTCTGATCTCTGATTGCATTATTTTTCTGCAACTCTGCGATCTGCTGATTAGCCGCATCCAAGGCTTTGTTTGCCTTTTCGATTTCTGACAGGTTTCCAGCTTCCAATTCATCCAGTTTCTTCTGTAACTCGTCCGCTGTACCAGCCTTTTCCCTGTACTGCTTTGCCTTGTTCTTCTCCGTCGCAACTTCTGAATTGTTCTGATTTAACAGATTAGTAATCTGATCATCCGTCGCATCCGGAAATAGTTTCAATACGTCATCTCTTGTCATAATTACCTCCGTAAACTCACGCTTTTGATACCGCAGGTCGCTCCTGCCGAGTTTCTCCTATTTACCGCATAGGTGCAAAATTTATAAAAATAAAAGCAACTACCGATTATTCAGTAATTGCTTTATTTTTCTTATTTATTTGATCTACTATTTCTTGTGCTTTTGCTTTTTGAGTTTCTGCATCATCAATAGTCTTATACAGATTTTTGAGATACGGCTTTGATAAGTTAAATGTCTTTTCCGCGTCTCCCCACAATCCAACTGTTGCTATCGCAATAAGCGGATGTATGCCAGCTTGAAGCAATACTGTAAGTGTTTGTGCCTTGGTGTACATATTATCCTGTGGACTATGATTGATCTGCACGTCAAAATCTCTTGTTGATAGTTTCAGGTCGTTATCATTTACTCTAAGGATATTTAACACGACATTTGCAAGCCGCTTTTCTGCCGATTTAACAATAGGGTCTTTCAGTTTTGCTCTTGTCTTAGAAAAATCCCATCCATTACGAAGTTCTACAGCTCCTTGCGTATCTCCGCCGGTATTCCCTTGTTTATTCGGTATCGCTAGAATAGATAGTGTATTATCCCATATATCATCTTTTGCAACTTGGCATTGTGTTTGGTTCAATTCCTGTGTCATAATATCGACGTCGGATTTATTATCTCCATTGTTTGACTTTACTGTCAAAGCATGGCTTTTCTTCATTTTCTCGAACTCTGTCTCGTCGATTTGGCAATTCACGAATTTTATCCAATACTGCACAAATTGTTCAACGCCATCCATTCTATTGGACTGCATATTGTTTATCGCATCCAGCATACCAATAACAAGCTCGATATCGGAAATTCTTTCGTGATTGTTAGGGAACTCAACAATCGGTATTCCACCGTATGTGTGAAGTTTGCTCTCAATCAATTTCCCATCTTGAATCTTATAAGATGTCGTGTCAGAAAACGCCAATTTATACCAATTTCCGTTTTCGTCTTTAAGTTCTTGAACGGAAAGCATCGGCTCTTCTGTGCTATCGTTATAGATTGAAAAAGTATTCATCGGCGTTGGTGCAACAATTAAAAATGGAACATCTGAATTTGCTTTAGGTCTTGCCGCCTTAAATGATGTTCCTGTTGCGGATTGCCACTCACCAGCTTTGATGTCTTTTTCTTGCTTGTTTGCATCTGCCATAAAATCATTGAGCATATCCACAGCCTTGTTGACTGCTTCATCATCTTTTCGGCTAATGAATTGAATCGGCTCGCCGTAGGTCTGCCCCACTTTGAACTGAACAATTTCGTATGCATGATTTTCCACGATTCTGTTTGTGATATCTTCATTTGTTAACTTCTGTCGATACAAAATCGGTTGATCTCCCTTGTAATAATTCCAAAGATATCGGATAACAGATTTGTTGTAGTAAAATGTTCCAATGCATTCTCCAATAACTTTGACAACATTATCTGCGGTTATCTTATCAACGCTTGTATATGCAATTTTTCTTCCGTATCGACCTTGAACAAGGTCTTGTAGATACATTCTGTTATTCATTCTGCCACACCTAAATAATCATTACTCCGCTAGAAACTTCTCTTTGCGGTCTGTCTTTTATCTTTATCTCGTTGTCTGCCGGATTGAACAAAACTCTTTTACCGCATTTCCGGCAACTATATGTCATTATGAATGATGACCGCCCATCATAGATGCCAACCTTACGTTTGCATCTCGGACAGTAAATTGTTTTACTTTTCATCCTATGCTCCTAAAAAATTGCATTAAAAAAGCACCGCGATAACGTCACGATGCTTTTCCAAGGATTTTTCTGTGAAAGAAATTGAAATGTCTTTAGACAACATTTGCATTTTAACTATACTATATGTTCTGCAGCGAAACAATATGCAAACATACGCAAAATAACGCAAATGTACGCAAACTTACGCATAATATAATTTTCCAAACATTTTTTCGAATGTTTTCATTGCTTTTGATTTAAGTAAATCAACTTTTCTCGTGCTACAATTCTTAAACTTTGCACACTCTTTTATGTTATATCCATCAACAAAGTATAAATGCAGTATCTCATACTGTTCCATATCTTCCATCTGGTCGATCTGCTTAATAATTTCTTGCTTCTTTGCCACGTAAATATCAATCAAATGGTCGATTTCTTTTTCCGTGTCAATAATCTTTGCAACGGTATCTCCCAACTTGTCACGCTTAATAGAAGTTTGCACTCGCTCGCCATCACCGGTACCACCTGTAGATGTCGCAATTTCACGTAGCCGATTTTTTTCTGCAATCTTCCTGTCAATCTTAATATCAAATTCTTTGATTTGCGATAAGTATTTTGCTGTTGTCATTTAATAGCCTCCTGTCCTAAACGGATTTGCCGTTGCTGTTGCCGTTGCAAGATTATTTGGATTTTCTATAAACATTTCAAGCTGTGTAAGTCCATCGGCAGCATCATCATGTTTGTTCTCTCCAATTGATACAAACATAGTCAATTCGTCCATAGCCGCTTGATATTCGTCGTTTCTTCGGTATCGAACAACGCCTAATTCTGCATCTTTCTGTAACTGATCTTGTGTAACCTTTTTTGATTCAAGGAAAATAAATTTCCTTTTGATGTCTCCGGAATACGCTATAATTTTTGATAGCTTTTCGACTTTATTCGGCGCTTTCCTGCTTGTACACGAACATTTATATTTCTGATCCTGCAACCTTTCATCAACATATTGGCAGTATAATTCTCCACCTGTATTTCCCTCAAATCGTGTTTGCCTTATTCCGTTCCCAATGATTCTTCCTACCACCAAAGGCAATGTAACTTCTTTTGCCCCTTTATTGAATACCCAATCATAAATATATACATCTCCGTTATCGTATTCTGCACCAATCGGCATTGATAGACTATCTCCGCCGCCCCATGCAACATCCACAACTCCAATACGGCGAAAATCTCCATCCGGCAATATTCCGTTGAAATATCTTAATTCGTCCGTCGGGAAAAGCAATCCCTCACGCACAAATGGTCTCTGCATAAATTTAGCTTCCCATTCAGCCTTATCAAGTTTCTCCCTCATATCTCTATAGTATGCAGTAGAAAAACCATTTATTTCATAATCAAAATTACTTTCGTCGTTTTCATCAAGTGCCGGTATTCTTCTAAATCTGTACTCTGGATTTCCGTCATAAGATTTTCGTAATCGTTCCAGCGGGTCAAGAACGTTCCATAATGTACCGACCATCAGCTCCCTTGCTCCGTCATTTTTACGGTCAACCATCTTATTCAGATATTCTTGATACGTATTTTCCATTCGAGTAGGGCTAAGAGAATGTTCACGATCTCTTACCAGGTCATCTACGTACAAATATCCGTCTTTTGATACATCGACCGCACCTGTCCATGTTCCATCAATGCCTCGGCAAGTAACTGTTGCAAATCTATCTGGATCTCCTAATGTAATAGTAAACTCATCCGCACTTTTGTCTGTTACAAGAGATTTATTTGCATATTCTGGATTCCAAAAGAAAAATAATTCATCAAATGCATATTCTTCTGTCGAAAACAAATTCATAAGTTCCTTATAAAATCCTTTTGCAAGGATTCCAGAGTGTCCGCCCATTGCAGAGTGGCTATTTGGTCTACGCATTGCAACCCAAGCAAGGAAGAATATACATATTGTTGATTTTCCTACACGGGATGGCATTGACAAGCCGTAAAATTTGATCTTTCTGTTTTCCAAATCTTCAAGGTCATTTACAACAACCTTCAAAGTCTTTCTTCTTGGATAATAAAACCGCTTGCTCCAATTACGTTTACGCTCCATGTAATACATAAAGCTCTCGAAATTGTAATAGCTTTCCAATTTTAGAAGTTCATAATATTTGTCTATCAGGTCATATGGCGTATTATGTTCTTGTGCATATTTCTCTAAATCCCATATAGTTCCGCCTGTTTGTTTCATGCAGAACTGCTCTATAATTCCCTTAGATATCTTCGTAAGTTGTAACCCATACTCAATATCCTTTTCACCATTTATAGCCACCTTACAGGCTTCTACGTAGGCAGATATTACGGATTCATCGACAAGATGTGTCTTTATAAAATTGTCATATTGATTTACTGTGTTGATTAACTCTTTAGATGCCATAAAGAAAAGCACCTCCGCTCATTCAAGCAGAGATGCCGAAAAGAAATCTCTGCCTATAATTGTTTAAGGTTAGCGACTACAATCAATCTGTGGTCGGTAATGTTTTTATTAAAATTGCATTGTTCCATTGCAATACGGATGTAATTTATTCAGAAGCGCATTATAATCATCAATTACATATCTTACCGGAATTGCGTATGCTTTAATGTCATATTTTTCTGCTGTTTCTCTTTCGATCTGACATCCGCTCCAATCGTAACTCTCATGTATTCCAATAAATACATCAGCCTGCGCCAGCTTCTTAAGGCTTTCACCTAAATACCATACAGCTTCTTTGCTGTTTTTAGGTGGGTTATCCTCAATGTAGCTGTCGATAAGCTCTAATTCCTCACCCTCATATATTTCAGCAATCTTTTTCATCTTCTGAATACTTGCTTTAATTTCTTCCTCTGTTCTGCCTTTCATCGGCACGCTTACAAATAATTTTTTCATAATAATTCCTTTCCGCTGATAATCAGCAATTATTTATTTTAATTCATCTGCTGTAACTATATGCAAAATTCCATAATTACCTTTATCAAAACTATCTCTTGCGTTTTCGTGACATCTTGTGCGTAGTACATTTAATGCACTTTTAATATTGCTATTGCAAATAGCCTTAGTAATGTCAGAAAATGGTTGTGGGTTGTCTAGTCTTGAATTAGCTTCTGCTATAGAGCAATGCTTATATTGTATTATTGCGTCCATTGCCCAGTCTCTTGTGAGGTTTACACCTAAAAATCTATCTGTAACTGTATTCCATATAACATACAGATTATCTACATCATCTTGTAATGCAACTATTAACATAATCTCACTCCTTTTTCAGTTCATCCGCACGCCTTGTCATTTCAATCTGTGTTCCGTTTTCATCCCTTGTGCCGACAGTTACACATCTGTCACAGCCACCACTTGGTACACTGCCAAGTCTTATTTCAGTTTTATCATCCTCAAATTTGTAACATTTACGCATTTCTTCAATGCAGTTATTCATTTCTGTTATTTTCATAATCTCGCCCCTTCAGCAATTTATTTTAATGCCCTCTGTCAACACTACCGTCTTATCTTCATTCAGAATCACATTTCCATTTTCATCAGTTTTATCCCATTGAGCATATACGGTAATCATTGGTTCCCTGTATATATGACCAATAAAATGCAATTCCATATCGGTGCATCTTACCTTTTTGCCGTCAATGTAAACCTCTGCTGTTTCTCCGTCAGATATTATCTTGATTTTTTCTTTCATTCCAATACCTCTCAAAATCCTTACACTCATAGTCAAATGATGTATCGTTTCCTTTTTGGCAAATATAAAACGGATGTTCTTCTCCTGTTTCTTCATCAAAAATAAGATCTTCATCACAATATTTGCAGATTGAACAATCCTTATACATTTTCATTCTTCCACCAACTTTCTGCCGCGCATAGGGCAATAATTTATATCCACGTTTCCGTAATATGCATCATCCTCATAACGATATTTATTGAACCCATAAAAGCAAAGTTTATCGTCGATATAACACAAAATAATTTTTTCTCTCGCAAAACCTATTTCTGTACACTCTATCTCTTCACCGTATGATATTCTTTTTATATCTTTGCAAAAATCACACATATCTCTCACTCCTATATTCGTTTCATGTAAATATTTTCTCTGATCTTCCCGGAAAAGAAATGCTGCAAACTCTTAGACACCCTCCTACCATTCATCTTGTAGTCGGTTGCAAAGTAATCATCAATCATCCACATATAATCTTCTGCTTCACAATCAGCTACTTTGCCGGTCGGATGAAAATACGCATCGACGATACTCTTAATTGCACTGTCTGATACGTCTATATGCCTTGTATTTGAATTTTCATTGTACCTGTCGATAAAAATATAGGATAATGTTTCTAAGGTCGATTATTCGGCTTCCTAGCGTGTATGGTTCTGCATATTGACTAACAAGGTTTGGAACATCATCAATTCGATATTTAACATTGCTTTGCCCTACCGCCTTTTCGTCAGAAAAGCATAATGTTCCTTTTTCTTTAGAAAAAGCATAAGAGTAATCTTTAGTAGTATTCTTTGGTATTGGTCTGTCATATTGTCCTTCTCGACAGGACATTTTGTCCTCTTCGGAGATTTTATTAGAATCATAAGCCTTTATCATCTCTTCAAGCACTTCAAAATCTATTGAATACCACTTTGTTTTATCAATGCACATCTTGTTATAATTTGCAGAAATAACGATTCCTTTGTTTTCAAGACGTGTGAATGTTCTTTGTATTGTTTTTTCACTCCAATAAGGAAAATCATTTTCTCTCCACTCTGCGTAAGAGTTATAAACCCAATATTTGCCATCAATAAAATTCTTGTCAGCCTTTTTGTTGATTTCAAGCCAATAATTTAACTGATTAAGAATTATTGCTTCGTTCAGATCGCCCAATACAAGTGCTAAATCTGTATTTACAATAAGTGTCTTTGACTTATCTATAAATAAATCTCTCAAATTCATTTTATATTACCTCCTGTGAAAGATAACAGCACTCCACTTGTGCTTAGAACCTGTGAACAACAAATCAGCAAACAGGCGGTCACAGTTCCGCTTTTCGCTTCGTCAAGCTAGTTTGCTGTAATCGGATAGACAGGACTTGAACCTGTGACGACAATCCGCTACCAATACCGCAGTTGGCGTTCTCCCAATTGAACTACTATCCGTTGTGCGGTTTCTGATATAGGAAAGTATCATCCGACCACTTATTACCACTTGTCCATGTTCGACTGTCAAGCAACCCATATCAGCATTTTTATTGATTCGGCAGGGAATACCGCAACGCCTGCCTATCCGGTAATGAACCGGACTCTTGATGTGGTGTGGATTTGAACCACACATGATTGTCGCGACTCTCGTCATCTAAGTTGCCGGTTTCAACGAATTATCTTACGGCAATAACGTTTACCCATTTCGCCACACATCAACAGTCGGTATACACCGACTAGCGCAGATACAAGGACTCGAACCTTGATAACGATTTTGCTCGTTAGAGAGATTAGCAATCTCCTGTGATACCATTACACCATATCTGCAAAACACCGCCTGTGACGGTATGCACATCCGAAAATGTGCATGGTTGGATTCCACAACATTGGGAGAAACAAAAAATGTCCCTTTGCAAGGGAATCGACACGGAAGACTCGAACTCCACCTATATCGCAATATGCGAATTATGCTAGCCAATTACACTACATGTCGAAGCGACTTTTTTCGCCGCGGGTTAGTCGAAATTGTGTGGCGCACGCGTGAACACCGCGCAAAATCCAAGACTGTTCGTTAGTCACGCACCGCGAATCAGTGACATAGAATCAGACAAGATATTACACTCACGACCCGATAAGAAAATAGTTTGTTGCGTCAAAACGTATTCGTGGGTATGCAGGTTGTTAGATACGAAGCACCCGGAATCGAACCGGAATTTACGGGAAAACGTGGGGTGTGTAAAACCGTATGATCTGCCATTGATCTATGCTTCGTGTGCGCATCCTCTTGGGGATGGGAAATGCACAAAGGAGAAATGTGTGTTCCCCATGGGATAAAAGGGGTTTATACGTGCCGGTATTCAACCGGCAAAACCCACCGAGCCTTGTGACGGCTCTTTAATCAGCTTTCCGCTAGTGGGTTACGAAAGGAGGATTCCAAAATGAAAAACATTAAGAATCCAAACTGCCCTAGTTGGATTCGAACCAACAAATGCAGGAGTCAAAGTCCTGTGCCTTACCTTTTGGCGATAGAGCATAAAAACGCTTATGCAGCGTATTCTGACAAAATCCTGTCTAAAGTCGGTCGTGATACACCGATATTCTTCGCAAATGCAGACTTGGTGATCTTACCGGACCGGTAAAGAATCAAATTGCTGTCAAGCAATTCACTATCTACAGTTTTCTTTGTGCCGCCCTTGTATTTTCCTTCTTTCTTTGCGATAGCGATTCCTTCTGCCTGTCTCTCTCTGATATGCTCTCGTTCGAGATTCGCAACGTAAGAAAGAATCTGCAATACCAGATCAGCGATAAATGTATCTGTCAAGTCTCCGGTTCTTCCGATAGTCGTGTCAAGTAACGGCATATCGAGAACCCTAATGTCTGCTTTGATTGTCTTAGTGATTCTTCGCCATTCATCCATGATCTCATCATAGTTTCTGCCAAGCCGGTCGATAGACAAGATAATGAGAACATCGTCACTCGTTAAATTGGCAATCATAGTCTGATAATCTGGACGTTCAAAGTCCTTGCCGGATAACTTATCCATGTAAATCTTTTCACATCCGGCGTTTTTTAGTGCTTCTAACTGTCTTGCAAGGTTCTGTTCCTTGGTTGACACTCTCGCATAGCCTATAATCATAAATACACACCCCTTATCTTTAATTGATATGGGTATTATACCATAAAATGTAATGCTTTGCAATGCTTTGCAATGCTTTTTATTGCTTTGCATTGCAATATTTATCCGTTTATGTTATATTATGCTTATGGAGGTGTAATATATGGCTAAAAAGCAAAAGCAAAACGATGCTCAAATAACAGTTCGTGTTCCAAGTGAATTACGTGTTGATCTGGAAGCAATTGCAAAAAAGCAAGGTCGATCTCTTTCTAATCTCGTGATACACATTCTGAAATCTTATGTTGAAAATAATTAAGTCGCAAATCAGCGGCTTTTTTATTTTTCTGACAATTCAATATATTTATCCAGATACCATTTAGCCTTTTTGACATCTTCAACGCCATTTTTGTTGTTATGCCTGTATATGTACTTAAAAGCATTGCACACGCAGAAGTCCATCACGGCTTCTTTGCCTTGCGTTTCTATCATAACGTCAATGCACTCAAAGTTCCCTGTCTCATAATGCGACGGATGATTGACATTATCTGTTACAGTTCTTGTTATTACTCCACATTCGCTCATTAAATCCACCTCTCAACTACCCGTATTGCGTATACGTGAGATAAAATCCACTTTGCAATCGTTGATACCGGATTTCCGTCATATTCCCGTCTCGAATACAGAGATACCAGATAAATCCGGTCTGTGATTCTGCACACCTTATATCCTGTAGAACGGAGCCGGTGTATGTCTCGATACGTTATCATGCTTCTTCTACCTCGTCTCCCCACAGCTCCATATACTTCTGAACGTCATAATCGCCGACTGTTCTTTTTGCATAATCTTCGTTGATTGGAATAATATTTGAATAACTGATCTTTTTTTCCTCAACAATGTATTTGCATATATCAAGGTTGAAGCTCACATATTTCTTTGTTTTTTGTAAACAACGAAACCATCTTCCATTTTTGGTTTTGAATAATGCAGATTTCTCTTCTTCACAAGAATCCGAATGTTTCCAACAAACAACTAACTCTGAATCTTCTGTGCTGTAAAGAAGTCCCTTGCAAATGCGTTGTGAGTGAATAATTGTTGTACGAGGTTCAGCCTCTTTGTTGTCTCGTACTTCTCGATTTTCAATTTCTGAATTTTTATTTTTGCGCTTTGAAAACAATTTCATCTTTAATCTCCCATTAAATCAACCCTTTTTTATTTTTTTTAAAATTTTTAGAAATCAAAATGCTGTTCCGTAGCCTTCATTCATGGTTATTCACTCCTTTTACGTTGCCTGTAAAACCCTTATATATAACAATCATATATGCATTACATTTATATAATTTAATTATTTATTATATGTGTATGTGTAATGGTTCTATATATTTATATTATATATAATAGGGCTTTTTGTTTTGAAAAATGTTTGTGGTGCTTAGTAGAGGTGTTTTCCTGGTCCTGTCAAACCCCCACCCCCTGCCGGCTGATCTGTTGGAGCTGATCTACTGCCGTTTTTCTATCGTCAAATTGCACAAATAAAACAGGAAATCCGATTGTAAAAACTAAGTACACTCTGTTTTTACACTATCAACAACTATATCTTGTGGTTTTGGCTCTATCTGTGCTATATCCTGTGGTTGTGTGTCTAATCTTGGAAGCTGTGCAGCTGTAAGCGGTTGCTGTTGCCGGTTGGCATCGCTCGTATATGGAGAAGCCCAGCCGAATTGCCTATTGAGTACAGCTATCACGCCAACTGGGTTCTTGTTGCCGGTTACAAGCTTATTGGATAGTGACTCTTCGCGATTTTCGCAAAGTTTTTTGTATATGCTCATGCTCGAAGTGCTTAATCTGTCCGGTTTACTCCATGTTGTAATAGTATCTTTGTCTATTCCTGTCAAATTACAAAAACCCATAATAGATACTTCTTTATCATATAACATAGACATATATATATAATAATCACATATATCATTTAATAGATCATAATTATATCTATTATAATTACTCATAATATTATTATTTATATTATATATATTGCTTTTATCTCTTAATATATCCTTGTCTCTAAATACATGGCGTTGGATATATCTAAGGCATGCGTTATATACAGACTGAGAAGCGGCGCGCATGTCCTCAATCTCTTGTTCTTCGCAAAAGATACGCAAATACATAGCTATATCATTTTCAAAGGTTTCTATGCCCTGTACCTGTTCGACCTGTTCCATGTTCGCGCCTTCCTTCCTGATCTTTGGCAAATAAAAAAGCCGGCTAGACTGATCTAACCGGCGAAAGTTCATATATAGCGCCCTCTTGCCTTGGCTTGTTTGTTATCTGCTCCGGGCGCATCTGCATATAACAACTATATACAAGCTTTATAAATTGGCTATACTATACCACTATATCTTGAATATGTCAATAATCTATGGGTGTATAGGCTCTATATCTTGTATATATGGATTTTATATACCTATCAGGCATACAACAAAAAAGCGACTATGAAAGCCGCTTTCCTGTCGTTGTAACATACCAAGAATATAAAAGGGAACTATAACCCTTTAATATAAAACATGTATATTATAGCGCTATATAATGCATAGTGTCAATATAATATATTATAATTTAATCATTGACATATAAATAATATAAGTGTATATTATAAACACGATGTAACCATATTGGAATGTTGAATAAATCTATTCAATTTATTTACACAATCTAACCACATTGGAAAAGGCGCCTTGTTTGGTGCCTTTTGTGTTATATGTGCCATTGGTCTAATAGCGCCTGCCTAAATGTTATCATGTCGCATCTGTCCGATTCTATATAGTGATCTTTGAACTCTTCCGGGGAAAAATCATGCACATATTTAGAAGATATACTATAAATATTCGCGCCGCCTGATCCGTTTTCACGGCTTTTATATAATCGCCGTTGCATCGGCATAATACAGTACGGTATATAACTGACCGCCAGCGATCTTGTAACGTATATATGCGAATTGTAACAAGGAGCCTGCCGGAGATTTAAAGCGAAATCATAAGTGATATTATCAATCTCCAAATCCGGGCAATTCTCTTTTTCGTGTTCGTATAGCTTTTCTTTGCTTATATGCTCGCCCTGATCATCTAAATAATTAAATATATCATTATACAAAATCTTATCTATCAATATTTTCTTGTTATACACAAACATAGCATGAATTGTCATATATGCACCCCCCCATTAAAATTCATCTGGAAGAAATGAAATTTCTTCCATTTCAGAATTAAAAAACCGGATTTTCTGCGGGAACTCAGGCACCGCGATTTCTTCATCACCCATTTTTACCTCTGTTCCGTAGATTTCAGCATATCCGCTATTTGTTTTCAATCGGAAATCTCCGTAACGTCCTTCTGAAATATTCCATTCCGCATCTTCTGCGAATGTTTCCGCCTGTTGTTTGTCCTTTATTTCTCCGCTTTTAAGGATTTCTATTAACTCTTTCTCCATAAATACCGCCCCTTTCTAATCTTCGCAATAACCGCTTACAACTTCTTCCACTTCTTCAGAAGTGAAGCAACCACCGAACACATCCGCCATATTATTAAAATCTGTCTGGCTGATCTGCTCGCGTGCTTTGTCGCTTAGTTTCAACCCGTCCAGATAATCAGCAATCGCTTTGTTCAGTTTCCGGAGCTGATCGCCGCCCCTTCTCGTGATCTCGTCGATCTGGTCCATCGTCATTTCTTCGTATTTCATAATTACCACCCTCCAGCCGTTCGGCTGCCTTTCGTTTTTGTTTGGTCTTATAATACCGCTTGTTTGTCACTTTGTCAAGTGATATTCCAAAAAATATTAAAGCTTTTCTTTCTGCTCCTTTTCTTCGTCTGTCTCTTCATATATAAGTAGATCTTTGGGCTGCATGTCTAAGATCATGCACAAGCTATTGATTGCCTTTAGCGATATGTTTGTATCTTCCTTCTTGATCTTCTTTAGCGTGTCTTGGCTTAGTATTCCGCTTGTTTTTGCCTTGTAAGAAGTGAACCCGGCACGATCCAGCGCATCGCCTACATTAAATTTATATTTGAGCATCTTATACCCTCCTTCCGTGATTATTTGCTTGTTTTCTATATTATAATATTGTGACGAAAAAGTCAAGAAAAAATATAACTAAAAAAAGTTATAAAAACGCTTGACTATCACTTTTGAAAGTGATATAGTAAAACCAAGTTAAGAAACCAAGCACCAAACGAAAGGAAGAAAACAATATGAAAAATTACAAGATCACAGACAAGGCAACAAAATCAATTATAGGAGTTGTAGCAATGACACCAGATCAGGCGCGCAGAGCTGAAAAGGATTTCATAGTAAAGGAGGCATAAGACATGGAAAGATCTATTTTAGAAAATATGGTATTTGCTTTCATGGTCGGAGAATTAGGAATTGAACCGATCACAGCAAGAAAAGAAGTTGAAAGAATGACGGATGAACAGTTAGAAAAATTTATTGATTAGCCGAAACGCTCCGATCTTGGAGCGTCCACCGCTGGACGGTCTCCCGGTGCTGATGATGGCAGACCAAATAAAAAAGGCGGCACGCCTACCAAGCACAGCCGCCACTAATCAAAAAAGAAAGGTAAGGGAATTATAGCACAATTCCCGAAATGGTACAAGATTATGAAAAAAATCAACACATTGGAAGTTATTGGAAAAAGATGGTTTCAGAAGTCATACGGCAACACATATCACACGGCAACTGTTATTGTAAACTGTGAAGAGTTAAAAAGCGGCATTAAATACGGCTATGAAAACGCATATTTACAAACTGCCGCCGATCTTCTCCGCGCTAACGGCTACGAAGTACCAGCCGACAACCTCAAAGCATTCCAGATGATGCGAGAATATCCGCACAGTGTAAAGGATGTAAAGAGAAAGAAAGATCTGTAAAGCTAACCGCCGCAGAGGATGCACGCCGGAGCGATACCGGCGGCGGTTTTTCCCGGAATTGGGAATAATTGAAATATGGAGGTGTTTTCTATGAAAAAACTGTTTTTATTGAAAAAAGGAAACATGATTTTTTATGCTTGTTTGTGGGATTTTGGCGGATATTCGATAGAAAGAATTACAAAGGCGGTTGGATTCACGGTAAAAGCTTTTGACACGTTGGAAAACCTGGAAAAATACGCCAGCGAAAACGGATATAAAAAAGCAATATAGCAACCTTGGAGCATTGCGCCCGGTTCGATTCCGGGCGGTTGCATTTGTTCTTGAAATAATAATAAAAAGGTGTATAATATGTATAATTTCTGCTATTGCAGATAATAACATATATCTTTATTTTGAGGACGCAAAAAATAAAACAAAATGGAGGTATACAAAATGGAAAATTTGACACAAAAAGAAATGGAAGCTATCAAAAAAGCACTTGAAGAATTGGGATATTCAGAAATTGCGAAAAACTCAGACAACATGGCGCGCTGGTATGATGATGGAACTATAAGCATTAACACCGCTCGGAATGGTCGCGCTGTTGCTTGGGTGCTTCTTGAATCTTCCGAAAAAGCGTTATATGTCGACACGCTCGAAGAGTTGAGCGAAAAAGAAATAATCGATCAATTATGCTAATTCAAAGCCGGGGTTTCCCGGCTTTTTGTCGTACCTTGACAATTTGACGACATAGGCATATTATAGCCTTAATTATATCTATAGCGCTTTTATATGCCTTGTATGGTTTGCGTGGATCTGTGGGCGTTCTACGCGTTCAAAAGTGCGAATATTCGCATCTGATAGCCTTTAATTTGTGCACTCTGAAATTCTGCAACCATGCCCGGACAAGATCAGAAAGAAAGACACCTAGAGAAGTGCGCCCGGATTCCATCGCCGGAGCATGGCGAAAGATCAGGACACCCAAGCCGGTGCGGCGGTATATCCGGCATTTGTGCAATATGCCGGCGATCTGCAACAGATCAGCGCAAACGATCATCACGCGCCCTGGCAGGCCCCGGAATAAATCGCCCAAGATCAGCCGACCGGTGGAGATCAAAAAACAGGCATTGAAATTGTGAAATCGTGAAATTTCCGACCAAAATCTGTGAAAAAATTTTTTGATGGTCGTGGGAATATTTAGGAAACATAGGGGCGTTCAAATTCTGCTGGACTAAAATTTAGAAAATCGAAATTTTTTTGAAAAAATTCTGAAAATTATTTTTCTTTGGTCGTGGCAATTTCCTATAACATAGGGGGATATTAAATTCTCGCAGACCCATCCGACACATTTTGAAATCCAAATATTAAAGATTTTGCAGAATAATCGCATTTTCCCAACTCTTCTATCAACTTATCACGTGTCATTTCCGGGTTTGTCCGGCGAACATATTTAAGCATTTCATCTATTTTATCCATATCTTATCTCCAATACATTTTGTAAAATATCATCAGCAAGGTATATAATATCTCTGCCATACAGCGACATAAAATCTGCGATTATCTCTTCTGTCGGCATATCAATATGGCAATCATAAGAGAACGAATAGCAATGCACTAATTCATGGCATAGCACCTTGTTTGTCATATAATCAGACATACCTCTTGCAATGCTAACCGTCTTGGCGTTGTTGTCGGTAACGCCCAACGTATATACGCCATCCGACCGGCGCAATTTTTCGCTATTCGGACGTACAAATTGCAATATCCAATTTTCTCCATTGATTGTAAATACCATGTTTATACCTCAAATAAGGCTATGAGCATTACACCCATAGCCTGTTGTGTAAATTACATCTTGCTTACAAGTGTCGTAAGTTTTGACTTTGCCATGTTCATTTCTTCCTGTGACATACCGGACATTAAATCTGTAATGTCTGCCGAAAGCTCCTTCATGTACTTTTCAAGTTCACGCATCTTTGCTTCCTTGTCCTGTGGTGTATTTGCACGGTGCATTTCCTTTGTTTCCGTGTAATTACGCTTTGCACGGTCGTAATTGCTTTCACTCATTTTCGTATCGCGCATACCGGTCCCACGACCATCAATGCCTGTTTCTGTAAAGTACATACGATCTCTTGTGTATTTATCCATATCACGATACATCTCCGGTGTCATGTGGTAATACGGTTCACTATATCCACGCTGATACGTTCCGCGTCCTTTAGGTGCAAATCTTCCATCAGCATATCTGTAGTGGTCGTAAAATCTTCTTTCCGGATAATCTTCGTACTGTTCAAGCATACGCATAATATCCTCATTATCTTCTGACTTCTTCATTGCTTCCACAATTTTGTAGTCTTTGTCATAGCAGACAATGTTTTTTGCAATCTCCGTCCAATCCTTTAAATCGTCAAGGCTTTGACCGCTGAAATTGTCAAGACCGATAGATTCAGCGTTCGTTTTTACGCATTCCATAATTTTCTTTGCAAACTCATGCATACAGATCACCTCCTACGCTTCACGAACAACAATTAAATTACTGTTCTGAACCTCAATAGCCTGTGTAGATGTATTTTGCACCGCTACCGTACTGCAACATCCGCAAGGAACGTCGATATATGCTTGCGCCGAAACATTAAATAAATTTTCAACCGCTGCCGGTGTTACAACCATTCTTGTTGATTGCAAAGGCTCGCCATCTACCGCAAGCGCAAGTGAAATAGCTCCAACCGTACCGCCTGTCGGAATCTGAATGTTTCCGGAATACGATGCAAGAAATCTTGCTCTGAACTGGTTTGTAATTCCTCTCAACTTGACAATTCCACTTCCCTGTCTATGAACAATGCACTTGCTACCACATACAGGTGTTTCTGTCAAAGCGACATCTTCTCCTGCTGCAACAGTTTGTAATGCAATTCCTGTAAATTCTGCCATAATTATTTACCTCTCTTTCAAAAATAAAGGGCAAACGTTATAGTCTGCCCTTGGTTTATAAGTAATACTGCATAGCAGACATAATCGAGTTAAACTCAATTAAGATACTCAATTATTCATTTTTGCGTAGCTGCTACTTTTAGCTGCTAATTTTAGCTGCTACCTTTAGCATCCACAACTCTGATTACATCCGCATCCATAAGCGTATGCATTTGGATTTGGAACGACATATGCCGGGACTGCAGTCGGATTTACAGAATTGACGATCTGCTGTGTCTGTGCCGTCATTGCAGTAGTCAGAAGTGCATTCTGTCTGTCCTGTGAAGCAGAAAGTTCAAGCTTTTGTACCTTATCTCTCAAATCCGCATTTTCTTTTGCACATAAGTAGTCAAGAATTGCTCTTGTTCCTGCTTGCTGGCTGTCGATGATGTCTCTTGTGTTGCTATTCATTGTGTTCTGCAATGCGCAAGTGTTGGTTGCCATATTGTAGTTAACGCCCTGAATAGCTTCACGAGTTTCACAGCAGCAGTTTGCAAGCTGTGCCTGCAATGCATTTGTGTTCTGCATATTTGCGATTGTGTCAGCGTTAATTGCCTGCTGGATGCCATAGCCTGTCTGCATGATATTGGTGTTGATTCCGTTAAATCCTGTAAGCATACTGTTGTTTACAGCGTAGAATCCATCACACAGACCGTTTGTGATACCGTCAAGTTTGCTGATAACAGCCTGATTGTCGAATCCACGCTGAATTGCGCTGTCTGTATAAGCGGCGGCTGTAGAACCCATTCCATTTCCATTTCCCCATCCGTTGTTGCCAAAACCGCCCCAACCGAAGATAAGAAGAATGACAATCCACCATGCGCCATTGCCCCACATACCATCATTGTCTCTGTTGTTGCCTGTTACTGCCGCAATGTCGGCAAGGCTTACTCCGTTACTAAACATATTAGTTTACCTCCATTTGTTTATTTACAAATAGGGAACCTTGGTTTTTACTCTGTCCGGACAAAACCCTAATATGTACTAGATTTATCTAAACATTTGATTTATGTCGTTCATGCTGATTCCATTTTCGCCCATAAAGTTATTAAGCGTTTGCTCCACTCCAGCCATATTGCCGGATTGAATATTTTGCAAAATGCTACTTGCCATCTGGTTTCCTTGACTTGCCGCATTTTGAAGGCTTTGCATAGCCGCCTGTTGCGGATTTTTGATTGCTTTTAATTTATTTATTGCCTGCATAATTCCTTGATTCATCATAAAACCACCATCCTATTACTTTTTATGACTAATCTATGACTAAACTTGGACTAATCTTGACTAACTTTTGTTCTTGCATTAGTCTTAGTCAAAGATTTCTCGTCAATTTTCTTTTCAAGTTCTTCCATCTTCGAAAACAATGTGTCAAAGTGCTTGTTAAATATCTCTGTGGCTTCGTCTGATAGCCCTATTTTCAATTTTTCTGTATCTTGTGATAACTTGTTAGGGTTATCATTTTGAATCGGTTTAAAAACCATTGTAGAGATTGTTCCATCTGCGCTCCATTGCTTCGCGTAAATCTCCGACAAGTCACTCTTTGGGAAAAATGCAACGCTTCCATTCATCGGAACATCATTGGCAACGATAGAATCTTGTGACTGCACGACTTTACCGAATATTCCCTGTTGAATCTGCTCCGGCTGTTGCTGTTGCTGGAATCTCTGAATGTTCTGCATAGGGTTATACGCCTGTTGATATTGTTGATACTGTGGCGCATAACTATTCACCTGTGGCATCTGATACGGATTCATCTGCATTTTGCTTTTCCTCCTCGTCCATAATGTTTTCGATCGCGTGAACGACCGCCGATTGTGTATTTAAGTCCAGCGTCATAATTGCTGGATGCGAAAATATTTTGGTTAAAATCTCGTCTGTAAACATAAAGCCTCACTCCTTTATGATTTAATTTTGACATAAAAAAAGACGGAATATCCGTCAGTTTTCCGTCATAAAACCTTTAGATTTCCGTCATAAAATAAAAAAAGATGCAAAATGCATCATTCTATTACATGTGTTACCTTATTCAAAAAGTGTTACCTTGGGTGTTACCTTTCAATTTTATGGAGAAAAATAAGCGACATACAATTTTCTCCTTTCCTAGTAAAATCAAGGCTTCCCAAGGATTTTTGTTTAATTAAAAAAGTAGCGGAAGGGGGATTTGAACCCT